AGGAAGAGATGGAGCTGTAACGTCAGCGCCTTCCGAGACACCAGAGGTGCTTGGATCTGCTAACTTATCAACTGACCACTCAACAAACGTACTTGATGCACTCTGCTTTTGAGCAGAGGAAAGGATCGGAGTTTCTTCCGGAGCAAGAATAGACAACACATCTGTCAAATCTTCTCTGTTAGAAATAGCCGAACCTTGACCAGTTGTTGCACTGGGAGCACTTGGATCGAATGTATCTGAGAATGACATTTTATTTTATAATTATCGGTTTTTAATTTGTAGTGTTCTGAGAGATATAAAATCACCTTTTTTGCCACTTGATTTAAAACGTTGACTAAGATCTTTAAGCGCCTTAGTAGACTTATTCACTGTTTTCTCTGATGTGCTTGCGCCGGTTGCTCCGGTTCTTGTAGGATTTAGGGTTGGACTACCAACTCCGCCTTTGACCAGTTGCCTACCATAAATACTATTGGCAGCGTGTGCCATTAAGTAATTTAATTGAGGCCTTACATCTGGACCGGCTGATTCTCTTAGTTTCTGGAATCTTTCGTCTCCTATAATAGCTTCATATTGTTTCCGAAGATCGTTGTCTTCACCCTTCAACCAACTTAATTCTTCTTGTGCCTTTTGTGTAAAAGCACTTTCTAATTGTGTTGATTGTTCTTCAGCTTGTAGAGATCTGAGTTGAGCAGGTAAAAACTTATCTCTAGCTTTTCTAGCGTTGAGCAAACTAGCTCTAACTTCAGCTTTCGTAAGCGCCTTACCTTCTACTTCTGCGATCTCATCATCTGGACCAGAACCATCTGCACTGAACAATGTATCCTCCGCCCATTCAATGACTTGATTGACTTCCTTTGCTTTACTTTGTAAATCCTCTAAGGATTCTAGATTAGAGTAAGGATTGTTATCAATATCTTCCGCTGGATTTAGTGGACTTTGTTCGTTAAGCTTGCTTTGCAGTTCGCTAAGTTTTGCTTCAGCAGCTTTACGCTTCGCTGTAAGTTCACCATAGCGAGCAACTGCTCTGCTACCTAACTTTTCAGATAGTTCCTTGAGGTCATCTTCGGACATATCATCAAGATCTAACTGTGAAAGAACATCATCAGAACCTTGTGGTTCTTCTGTTTGTTCAGCAACTTCTGATTCTGTATTTTCTACTACGGGACTCTCATCCGTAGCTTCTTTTACCTCTTCTTCTTTTGCTTCAACTGGTGGGGTGTTTTGCCCCAAGCGGCGGCTGACAAAATCCGCTGCTGATATATTTAACTGTTGCGCCTCTGTTGGTACGGATTGGGCGACTTCCGTTGTGATTTCTTCTGACATAATGTTGTACACTCCTCAACGCTGAGTGGATGCGATGTTTATATTATAAGGTACTTGACAAGACCTTAAATTCTATCTCCGAACTTTTTTTGTAAGTTTCGCCAGTCACACATCTGTAGTAGTTGATCATATGTAAGAATACGTCCAGATATTTGCTGTATTTTTTCAGATGGAGCATTATGTAACTCCTCTATGGTTTCTTCGCGGAGATCGCTAACTACTTGTAGTAAACGAGCAAAGTGCTCGTGATTAGATAACGCTTTTAAATCTTGTTCTAGACTCATCAATTATTTATTTTGTGCAGCTTGTTCTCTAGCTTTTTTATCTGCTTCAAATCCAGGATGACCAGCTCTGTTGAATTGGTGTTTGCCTACCATAAATGTACCTACATCTTGAGAAGCATCGTAATCAGCATCTCTTCTTCTAAATCCTGTAGAATCAAATATTTCCATAGGTAAATTTCTTTGCATAATATAATTAACTGCTCTAGCTGTATCAGATGCTAAATATATAGCTTTTCTTGCTTGTTCTAAGTCTTTTGTAGTTACCGGAGAATCTTGTTTTTTAAAAGTTCTTGTTTTTGAATTTGCTACTTGATATTGGCCCGGATAAAATATTATATCAGAAATAGTTGGTTTTTTATTTATACTATTCGGCATAAATGTAGATGGTAAAACTTGTTCGGTGTTAATTAGCTCGTGTCTATTTAATATGCTTTTTGCAACAGCAAACATACCATCTAATCCTTCCCCCCTAGATTCTAAAGCTATAGCCATAGTCAAATTATCTAAGTCTGTTTTTTTTTGCATTTCTGCCGCTCTTTTAGCGCTGTACTCTTGTGGTGACATATTATATTCCTTGTGTTTGAACATCTCCCATCTGAGCTGGTTCTGTACCAACTCTTCCGATTTGAGCATTCTGCATTTGTTGCATTTGGAATGTATATTGTCCAGCATACTTTTCGATTCTAGCGGCAAAGGCTTCATCAGACTGCAAGCGATTAGCAACATCTGGCTGAGAAGCATACTGCTGTATAATCTGTAACGCAATCTGTGCACCATTAGGTCTAGCTGGCATTTCAATACCCGCAAAAATCTTAGATAAATCATCGGTTACTTGTTTGACAACTTGCTCTTGAGCCGCTTCAACGGGTTGAAGTACACTATCCGCAAGAACCGGATCAACAGCAAAAGCAGCACTGTCGAGAAGACTGTTAACATCAATTCGACCGTTACGATCCAATTGCGTAAGTGAAACCATTTGTTGGAGTTTACTCTCTTGAGTCTGTGGGTCATTGTTAAGAACATCATAATTAATTATTATATCAAAGTTTTCATCTGGGTTGCCTCTATTAAATACTTGTGGATCTGGAGATCCTGTTACTCTAAAAAATGTAGACTCCGGCCCAAATCTTTGGTAACATCTGTAACACATTTGCAATACTTCTGCTGAGTGTTGTAAAAATTTATCAACTAAAAATTGTTTACGAATTTGGCTAATAGCAGATGTTTCATCCAATCCACATAATCTATCCGCTTGATCTTCCATAGTTCTTTCCATTTCTATAGAACCTGTAGGCGGTGGAGGTGTAGGAGCAAAATCAAGATCACCCTTACGTCTGTATGGTATCATCCTGCCCGGTCCCCAATCTGTAGGTGCTTGTCCTACTGGATGTAAAATCGGTGGTAATGTAGCAATACTGTTTCTATCAATTCTAGAATCTCTTTCTACTTTCACTTGATTTTGTATACCTCTCAATACATCTGGTATTGTTTGAGTATCATATAATCGTTTACTATCTTCTGATAGTTTACTTACGACTACGGGATAATCTTCGTATCCATTCAGTAACTCAAACTTAGCAAATCCTGGTGATTGCTCGTTACCATTAAATTCTTTATGAAACACTGTACAATATATACCTTCGGATCCATCTTCTGGATCAATCAATCTTTGATATCCGTATACAATCTCTATGAGTTCATTAGCCTCGTATGCATTGTCTGTTAATGATATACTTCTACGGCCCTCTTGTTCTCTTTCTAAACTATCTATATTTACGCCTCTGTAGTGCTCAATAACGTAATCTACAAATTCAGAATCCCAGCCATCTGTTATTACTTTATTTTGTAATTCTTGTGCTGTGTAATAAGTACGCCAAAAACAGTACGGTGCTCTTTGTGGATCCGTAACATACGGAGGGAAAAAGAAATCACCATCTGGTGCTAATGTTTTTACTTCTGGTGCGTTTACTTGTCTTCTTACTATTGGTAATTCTGCTTCTTTATTTTTTCTTAAATCTTTGACTGCTTTTTTAGCTCTCTTTTCACTTAATCCCGGAAAAGTAGCCAACATCAAAGTAACAATATCGTAATCATTGTCACCTTGTAAAATAACATCTGCTACTACTGGATCTATCTCTGCTATCTGATCTAAAGTAAGTTTTTGTAAATATGTTCTATCCTCTCGTAACCAACCTACATATGTAATTAATATACCTCGCTCAAGTAAATAGTTGGCACCTAGTTCCATTTCTTTCTTAAATCTAGGTATATACCCACTAGATACCATCCATTTTAAAAAGCTAGATACTAGCTTACTACGAGCAATGTCCCCACTTTCTACTGGGAATGCACGAATGTTAGAACGATTCAATGAAGATATAAATAACGCAACCAATCTAGTAATGCGCTCATCTATAGTATGCGCCTCCATATCAGCAGCACCTTCCCAAGGAAAAGCATCAGCCCCGTGCTTTCTGTGGTCACGGCTCTTGCCTGGCCACATATTTCTGCGGTCATCATAGCTATTGCGGCACAAATCAAAGTAAGCTTCAAGCTCTGTTACAGTTTGATCGTACGCATAACACAATGTTTTGATATCGGGCTCTTTACCTACATACGTAAGAGCTTCTGAGATTGAGTCACTTTGCATAGTTTATTTAATATAATATCATAGCTATCAACCTCATTAAGTTCTTTGTGGTGTTTTTACCCAATTGTATTTAGGCTCAAATCCACTGTTGTCTGCCTCGAAGTATATTAGCTTACCTTTTGTTAGTCTACCCTGCATTCTTCTAGGTATCTTAACCTTGACTTTCTTTACTTGTTCTTTCAAGTAAACCATCACATAATTAGGATTCAATGCTTGAGTAATTATCTGACCTCTGTATAAAACAGGCATTGAAATAAACTCATCCAGTATTCTTTGACCGTCTTCGTCTATCCAAGTGTTTCTACCTTTTCCAGATACCATCTCTTCTTCTAGTTCTTTGAACGTTATGTCCAAGCCTTCCTCAAACGGAATGCCGTATTCTTCTGTTATTTCTGTTAGTCTTTTTTTGGCCATTAGTAGCCTCCTTTTGTTTTTGTTGTTGTTAGTAAACTCCTCGCATCAATATGATCTGGCCCTTCTCCGGCGTTAGACATCCTAAGATATCTAATTACATCAAAGAAGTCCTTGAGGGGTTCGTCAGACTTTCCGCTTGAGTTATAGTTAATTAAAGAATCTATTAGGTTTCCGCAATCACTATGTACATAACACATTGGCTGGTTTGCGTCATCTATCTCTACATTTGGATTATAACTAAACCACTCATCCAATGCACTTATACCTAGCTCCTCTTGTCTACCATCACTAGGATAAAAATGCATACCGTGATCATAGAACGCTGTAAATAAATCATCATTGTTTTCATTCTCTCTAGCAAAGTATCTAGAGTCACCTATTCGCTCTACCACTTTTATCTCTAGCTCTTCTTCTATCTCCTTGAAGAGATCTACATAGCCTTCTACATTGAGTCCGATCTTTTTTGATGCTGGTCCAAACCTCCACTTTGGATCCCCAAAAACTGCCCACTCGCCATATGTATCACGGTCGGGCCACTCTCTACGAATAAAGACCCTACCATCTCTATCCACTCCCGCCCATATTGCAACATAGTTCCTAGCACCGGCGGGGTCGACCACCATATAACAAGAGTAGTTGGACTTATCAGATATGTTCGGGAAGGTTCTTCCTCTTTTATTTGGTACTTCAGATAATACATTTAGCTCAGTGTTGAATAAAGGTAACAGCGATGTCATAGACTTTACAGGCACTCCATATGCTCGTACTAGTATCTCATCCTCTGGTCGGCCTCTTAGGTCTTTAGCTATTCTATCATAGCCCCCAAAAGGATTCTCATCAGAATGCAGATACACTACTCCAGCATCTCTGTCTGGACTATATTGCTCTATAGGTACTTGTCTATCTTTCAAAAGCTGCGCACTTCTGGTTTGTGTTGTTTCAGCGCCCTTTAAATACTCGCTGATAAAAGGTGTATATCCATCAATCGGTGTAAAACCTATGACCATTTTAGCATCTCTTGTTGCTAATCTAAACCTCAAAGTATTTACCAATGTAGCATCTCCTAAGTACTCGTCCAACCAAGCTCCTAAGTTTAGTTTGTCCGGTCTCTTGAACCCAAATTCAAATCCCTCCAGGATAGTTTGATTATTGCTAAACTGAGTGTAAGTTTTAAAATCAACTCTAGTTCTAGTATCTGGAAAGATAAAGCTACTACCAGTAAAACCATTTTGCATAGAATAATTTATATAACCTTCGATACTTTTTGTTTTCTTACGAAACTCACGGGGCATCATCTCCCATACAGCGGACTGCTGTACCTTAATAGATGTATCGGCGTTTTGACTGAAGCATACGATATGGCCGTCAGTGTTTTCCATTACTGCTTTCATAATTATCTTAGCACAGCCAGTAGTCTTGCCACTTCTATTACCACCTAATACCAAGCATTCATTATATTTACCTAGTGCATTACTCATACGTTCCCAGCCATCTAAGTCAAAGCCGTACCGCACAGGATCATCCATAGAAGCCTTTATCCTACCCTCGTGGGCATTATATAACTGCTCCAATACCTTGGGGTCGTGCTCTGCTAAAAGGACTATATCCTCGTCCGTAGGCGCTTCTAGGAAAGGATGCTTGCTAAACTGTATTTCCATTTATTCTTCTTTTTTGCTTTTCTCCACTACTACTT